TGTTTGGATGGGTATTTTTGGTATAAAAATTCGTGGGCGGGCGTGAATTGTATATACGTAGGATTGTGGAGTGTGATGTCACACGCCTGCTTTAATGGAAAATAATGTAAAAATTCCTTTTTGTCTTTTACATATATTTTTTTTGCATTTTTTATTAGCAGGAATACTTTATCTTCAAATAGTTGTTCTTCTACTTCGGTGTGGAAGATAGGTATTAAAAATCCTTTATGGTGATTTATAGGACGAATGTAAATACAACAAATTGAATTTTGAGCAGGGTGAGTGAATGGTGAGTAGGGTATTATCTCAACGAATATTTCGTCTAAATTCCTACTGCTAAATTGCTCTAGTTGTTGTTTATTTTCTATTAGCCAAAACACTTAAGTATAACTTTATTGATAGTACTTAAGATAATCATGTTTTAGGTAATCTCCAAATTTAAATAATTGAAATCGTTGAGAAATTAATTCTGTAACGTTTTTATTAGTTTTATATGTTTGTTGTTTATCTCCTGTTAATTGCCAAGGAACTTCAAATGGAGTATATAATTGCCACAAATATTCCGAATTTTGTTTAATTAGATTAGTATATGTATCTTTATTAATTTCAATATAGATTAGTTCGTTTGATTTTTTGCAAAAATATCTTGTAAATTTACCTAGTTTATAATCGGATTCTGTGGGGAGAACAGGATTATAAGTAGGTAAAAGGTATGATTCTTTAGTTAAAGAACGAATGTCTGTATATTCTGAAGGGATAATGTTACTAATTTGAATGTTAGATTTTAGGGCAGTAGGAGTTGGGGAAGATTTAATAATAGGAACAACAAAAGCATCTTCAGGAGTTTTCCCGCTAAAAGTTTGTCCTGTAGAAAGTTTATAATAAAACCCAATATATGGCTCTCCTGTAGAAAATATTATGTATTCTCCCCCATTTGTATATAGATTAGTTGTTATTTGGGATTTTGGATAATATTTGGGCATATTTTTTTACTTAAAATGTACCTGATGCCCCTCTCTTTCTCCCTCCAGCTAATACAAGATTTCCTAATTTTATTATGTCTTCTAATTTATCGCTGTATGCAATTTTAGATACTGGGTCTAGGTATGTATCAGATTGATTTGGGATAGGTTTATTTGTAAGAGGATCTATTTGAGATTTTATGGGATTAGTAGTATTGTCTTTAGGAACTTGGCCTATGATGTTAGGATTTTCAAATATAACAGCTTTTCTTCCTATTAAATTTAAAAAGGCTTCTAAAGCATATTGTTGTCTATATAGTAAAGTACCATCACCTGGTATTTCATATGAATCAAATATTATTTTAGTTGCATCTAATATAATATTATATAAATCCGAAGGAAGGTCTCCATATGTGTATGTTTTAGTTTCGCCTGAAACTAGTTTTTGTATGTATGGAAGTGCTTTTTCTTCTAAAGGTTTTAATTGTGTTAATACAAATTTATCTTTTCGATATCCCCCAGATTCGCCATTTAATTCGTTAAATATAAAAGCTATTTGATTTAAAGGGTTTGTTTGAAAATCTGAGTATTTTGTTGATATAGCTTGTTTTCTAGGACCTAACCATTGAACTAGGCCAGTTGCCCCTATTGAATTTGTAATGCCCCAATTAAAATTAGATTCTTGGGTTATATTACCCATTATAGCAGCAGTAGCTATAGGTCCTAATCCAGTTCCCCCAAAAATATCTGTAGAAGGTAATAAACCAGATTCACGTAATCTATTTAAACTGGATTGATAAGCACTTGCTTGTGTATTAAATTTTGCTTTATTTAAAGGATTATTTGAAAGTAAATTAAAATTTTTAGTTATTCCTCTAAGATAAGCAGCAAACATAAAATAATATAAATAGCTTTCATTAGATCCTAGTTTACCCCTTATATCTTTACCTCGTTGGGTTATAACAGCTCTAACTTCTACAGATTGTTCATATGCTTCTACTTGTTCTGGGATAGATAAACCATCAAAAGTAGTTTCCCATACATTATTTTGTATGTTATGGGTTATACCTCTAATTAAAAATCTTAATACATCAGGGTATTTTTTAGGTAAAAATTTTGTATCTATAGAAAATTGTTGATATATTTTTGGTCCTGATATACCCTCGCATGTTAAATTTAAATTAAGTGGAATAAATCCTAGACCTGTAGTTACAGAACCTGAAGCTTGAGTATTTTGTTGGTTTATATAGTCAATAAAAGTTTTCATTACTTTTTTATCAGATTCATAACTATTATCATCTCCTTGTGTTCTTATAGTTCTATCTAAATAATCGTTTACTATTATTAAGTATTGATTTCTTAAGTCGCTAATATCTGTTTCTTGTAATTTACTTGAACTTGAAATATTAGACTTATAAAAATCAGTTTTTACAGGTATAATTCTGTCTGTTAAACCTTTATTCCATTTAGATAATAAAGTAGCATCTTCTCCTACAACCGCCCCATTTGCTTGAGCTCCTACAGTTACTATAGTAGCAAAATCATTAGTTAATTCAGTTTTAATGCTAAATTTTTTTACAAAAGTTCCTAAACTACCACCATTAGGACCTATACCGTAAGGATTAAAATAAGTTGGTTTATTTGCATATAAATCGGCAGTTTTGCCATAGTTTCTAATTAAATCCCTTAATTTATCTGCTTCAGGAAGGGGGGTTTGGTCTATAAAATAAAGTCTATCTTCATCTAATACAGGTTCTATTTTATTATAATCTCCTAAAGAATTATTTATTCCATCACATATATTTTTTAAAAAAGTAAATATACTTAAATCACCTGTTTCTTGGTCTGTACTAGTTTCTATAGTTTCTAGTATAAAATCAAAATTAATATATACATTCATTAATAATCCAGCATAATTTATACCTGTATAAATAGAGGACGCAGGATAGGGGGCACATCCTGGAAATAAAATTGCATCTTTATTTTTACTATTAGTACCATACTGTATTCCACCTACAATACACTTGTTAGGAAATGTAGATATTTGATTAGGAGTTCTAAATACTAAATTAGTGTTAGTGTCATAATCTATTGTTACAATAGGCCTTCCGGACTCATCATATAAAAGTAATTCATCTTCCATATATTTAAGAAAAGCTCCAAAGCGATAATAAAAATTTGATTTATTACCTACTGATATTGGACCTTCTACTCCATATGGTTTTATATCAGCTACATCTTGATTATCTGTAACTACATCATTGATAACTCCATTAGCAGGAGTCCATACTAAAGGTATATTAAATTTAGTTTCGGTAACTACAGTAGTATTAGTACCCCCTGCACCTAACCCCCCCATCATTACTGATGATTCGAGTTTAGAAAAAGCAGTAGCATTGAGTTTACTCCATAAATGTTTTCCTATATCGTGTTTATAGTATTTACTAGGCCAATAATTATCCTTAGTATTAGTTGCGTTGTCCTTGCTAAATAATCTAGGAGAAAAAATATTTGTTTTAAGAGATTCAACTACATCACCTATAGATATTAATTTTAAAGTTATATCATATGTTCCGTCATTTCCAAATTCCCATGAAAAATTAGCTACTTTAGCTAACATAGCATCATAATTGCCATTTGAAAAACCACGTTTTTTTTCTATTTTCTCTAAAAAATCCCAATAAGCACTACCAGTTCCATATACTCTATAAGATTTATTATTAGGGTCATTATAATTAATATCTGTGGTTTTAGGTTTAGGGCCATTATACTCTAAAAATTCCCAAGCTAATGTATTACTAGGATTAGATTGATAATCCCCTGCATTATCATAATAATTTGACCACCCCCACTCTAATAACATAGTATAACCTATTCTTAAATAAATAGCATCTAATAAATTTAATTGTTCTTTATTATAAGCTTTTATTTGAACTGTGGCTTCTCGTAATGATCCACGATTTTTGGGTTTAACTTGAGCAGATATAATACCCGGCATAGGACGTTTTCCAAAATCATCTCCTCCTAGTCCATATGCCGCATTGTTAAGTAATGAATCTATTGATGAAATGCCCCTCAATTGAACAATACTTTCTTTTTTGTCTTTAGTTATATGTGGGGTAGTACCACCAAACAAGACTAAATCACTAGCTAATCTATTTTTACTGAGGTCTCCAAGAGATAGTTCCCTATATTTTTCTTGATCTATATCAATAGATGATACTAATTTTAACCAAGCAGTTTTTCCATTCATATATGCTAAATCCTCAGAAGTTCTATCTCTTTTAGCATATATTTTTTGGCGTTGTTTTACTTGATCATCAGTATATTTAAAAAAATGTTCTCCAACTACATTAGCCATAACTTATAATGAATTTATTGTTTCATAATTAAATAGGATTTCGCCTACATTTGAAGGAATCCTTAATTGAGTTCCTACAGGTATAAATAAAGTATTAAAGCTTAAATTTGGGTTTGCTATTGCTATTATCCACCATAAACTAGAATCTCTATAATATTGTTGTGATAAAGTATCAAATCTATCTCCTTCTGTTGTGAAAACGTAAATATCGTTTTCGGTTCTAGGAATTTCAGGATAACGAGTACTCGCATAATATTGCTTACCTGTATCGGTTTTTAAAATAGGAGTATTTTGATAACGATTCATATTAAAAAATTATACATCATACATATAAACAAATCGTGGGGTACTACGTTGTTCTTCTTTATATTGAGCTAAATAATTTGGAATAGGAGTATAACCCATAGTTACTTTAATCATGTGAGGTAATTGAGGTGCATTAAATTCTCCTTTATCATCTATACCAATTTCCCAAGTAGTATCAGTAGATATATCATAAGTTAAACTATTAATAAAACCTGGGAGTTTTTTGATGTAGCTTCCTATTGTTAATTCGATTAATACTCCTTTCATATACCCATATTGTGAGTATTCAGCAGTAGTTGCACTAGCTAAATAGTTTAATTTATCGTACATCCCATTTAATTCTTGTCGTGATAATGCTACTATACTCCACCCTAAAGTAAGTTTACGATCAAATCCTTCATATGTATAAAAACTATCAGCTCTACCGGGGTATTTGAATGAGGTCCAACTAGGATTGTAACTATCTGATATGTTATCTAAATATGCTCTAAATTGAATGGACTTATTACCAGCATTTAAAAATCCTATGTTAAATTTACATAAATCCTTAAAAACAGTTCCATCCATTCCTTCACTAATTCCTTCACTTGTAATTGTATCTATTACCTTTGATACTGATTCTCCATTTAATATTTTTCCGTTCGTATAACTTTTTTTATTTCCCTTTTTCCCAGCAGAATCCATCCCAATATAACTAGGTGAGTCTATATTTTTTGTAGCATAAGGGGGGGCAGTTGACATTATATATTCTGCATTCGTTTGTTTTAATAAATCTGTTCTAAAATCTTGTAAACTTGGAGAATCAAAATTAGTTTTAGATTGAGCAGATTGGGATATTATTTGGGTTTGGTCAAAAGTATGAGTATTTTGTGGAAAAGGATAAGATTTTAATTTAAAAGAACCAGATTGATAAGCATATCTATTATCATCAAAATTTGTAGTATTAAGTATTTCATCAATTGAAGTATTACTTCTTTGAGAAAAAATATTACTTGTTGGGGTAAATTTAGAAGCACTTTGTATTAAATTAAAATTTAAAGCAATCTCTTGTTTGGGTGTCCAAGTCTCCTTCCCCTTAATATTTTTAGTATTGTTTTTTCCAGTTCTTTGATCAGCAAATTTGATATCTGTTTTACCTACACCTAATATTGAACCAGGACCCCCATTATAACTTATTATATTAGGGTTTGGGTTTTTTTCAGTTATATGTGTTTCGTATAAATTATATAATCTATTCTCTTTATAATTATCATTTTGATTAGAACTTTTAACTTTATCTAAATATAAATTAGGAGTATAGGATAATCCTATTCCCTCAAATGGATTTAATCCTTGTTTATTTAAATGCCCCCCAAATGCTACAACACCCGCTTGTGCTAATGTAGATAAAGGAGTATAAATTCCTTCATTTAATAATTTAGGGGCTTGTGGAGTGCCACCTTGAGCTGGAACAGCAGTACGAGATAATAAATTTTGTTTAGCTGTAAATAATGTTCCATTTAGTAAAGGTTGAGAAAACCATTTACTTAATCTTTTAACATCTATAGCTGATTTTTCAATAATTTCAGTTAAATTTGTTTTAGAAGAAGGAGATTGAAAAGGTTCAGGAATTTTAGATTCAATATAAGGTTGTTTACTATTCCCACCCCCAGGCATATCCCCTCCATATTTTAAGGATCTTAACTTAGTTTTATTTAATGAATCTATTAGAGCCATCTATTATCTACCTGGAGGGGGGGTTAGATCTATTACTCTACTGTTAATGCCTGTTTCTGGGGGATTATTAGAATATGAATTTGATGGGGTTTTACCATTTAAATCTAATGAAGAGGGTTGTGGTAAAATATTATTAAATCCATCATTGTAAGCTTGATAAGCAGTATTTACTACTTGCTGATTCACCCCATTTATAGAATAAGAATCATGTAATTTAGATTGTTTTGTAGCTCCGGGATTTGATGGTTGTCCGGGTGTAACATTTGGGTATGCTAATGGTGTTCCGTTACCATCTTGATACATGTCTAATATTGATGCCATAATTTTATTGGTTTAAATTTATTATAAATATGTAAATTATTGAATTTGTCTACGTGATATATTTCTAGCTGTTTCAAATTGTGTTCCGTCGTATGAATTATTTATTGTTATTAAAATAGGTTGGGGTTGAGGAGTAGAAGGTGACATATTAATTGTTCCTTGGGGGGTACTTACAACATCATTACCCTTAAATAATTTAGTTCCGGCTATAACTGTATCTTTATCGTTTAATGCTATTACGCCTTCTGGAGCTAGAAGAGTGCGTTTGCCGTAACCTGGAGAAATCATGTCGTTTGCTTTATTATATGCTTGATACAGTCCTGCTATACTTGCAATTGCCAATCTTGCTCCTATAAAAGGGCCAGCAGGGCCTAATCCCATAATACCCGAAAATATCCCTGAATATATAGAACCAATTGCGGTTCTTATAGATTTAATACTTAAGACAGCCATAAGTCCTATTACAGTTTTTAAAATAGGTCCTAATCCATTTAACTTTTTATCTATAAAGCTTACTATATCTCCTATAACTTTAAAAGCAGAAGTTATTGGAAGTAATAGAAAATTTATAGCGGGCATTACAGTTGAAGCTAATGTTATTAAAGGAGATACTATTTGTAATATAGGTTCAGCTAATGAAACAAATATTTCTTGAAGTTTTTCAACTGATTTATTAAAACGTTCTTGAATAGATTGTGATCTAAGTTGAGCAGCTAGTTTATCATCTCCTAATTTTAAAGCTATTTGATCGTCTGATAGTCCTTCTTTTTTAAGTCTATTGTATGCTTCTAAAGCGGTTTTATCTCCTTCTCCAATTGCAGCTAATGCTTCTCTTTCTATTAATGATTTTGCTAAATCCTCTCTAGTCATGCCTACAGCTTTGGCTAATGCTTCTTGCTGTAGAACATTCATATTTGTAAAATCTGCTGCACTTCCTATTTGTTTAGCTATTTCTTCAGCAGCTCCTGCTAGGTCATTATTTAAAGCTAATAATCTAGCTCTTTCTAAATATAAATCTTTACCTACTAATAATTCAGCAGAAAGTTCAGCTTCTATAGAAGATTCAAATTGTAACAATGAGCTTGCAATTTGTTCTACTTTTTCTAAAGTAGTACCTAATGCTTTAGCTTGTAAATTTGCTTCAGCAATTTTACCAGGTTGCATGCCTAATGATAAAGTAGTAGCAGCTGATGTTTTAGCTACTGCTTCTACAATTTCTTTTTCATTTAAAGCTAATTTATTTATAGCATTAAATGCTACTGCTTGCCCTAATATCTCAGCAGTATTTTCTGATAAATCTGTACCAGTTGCTACTGTTATTTTGGATAATTCGGATGCTGCTTCTGCTGTGTATCCTGCTACTTCGGTTAATCTAGTGTAATCTTTTAACAGCTCGCCATTTAGCATGGTAGCAGTACCAAATTGCTTATTAAGTTCTATAAGCGCTTTTTGTAATGATGCAGTATTTACATTTATATCAGCACTTAAATTAGCTATAGTATTTAATTCATTGCGCAAAGACGCGGCTTCAGCGTATGATATACCAAATGATTTAGCGAGTTCACCTGTAGATTTATCTGCAGCTTTAGTAGCTTCATATAATTTTTGGGCTGCGTTTTGTAAAAGTTCTATGGGGTTAAGAGATGCTTTTAAATTTGTAGATATTATACCTGTAAAAGTTTTTATAGCATTAAATTCTTCACCTGCTGATTCGGCTTCTTGTGCTAATCTTTGAGTTTCTTTCCAAGCATCTTCAAAACCTAAATCCGGAATCCCCATATCTTTAATTAAAGAATCTAGTGCTTTAACAGTTACAGCACGAATCCCTAATTCTTTATTTATTTTATTGTTTAATATTAAAGCTTCTTCATATTCTCCATTTATATATTGGGCATTTTTAATTTGTTCTTCTAATTCCTTTTTTCTATTTATAGCTTGTTGAATAGCTTGTTGACTAGTAAATAATCCTTGTCTTTTTTGTATTTCTATTCTTTTTATTTCTTCATTTAAACGATTAATAGATTGTATATTTTGATCTTTAAATATTAAATAATTTTTATAATTAAAATCAGATTCTCCTCTTTTTATTCTTAATAAATTTTCAGCTTGATTTTCTAAAGGTTTTATTGCTGATCTATGTAATGCTAAAATAGGCAACATAGATTGCATTGTATTTACTATTTGTTTAAAGGATTGATCTAAATAATTAACATCACCTGAGATTTGTCGTATTTGGTCGTTAACTAAATTTAAAGCATTATTAAATAAATTAACATCCGCACTAATAGCATTAAAATTAAATAGATTTTGAGGAGATCCTGTAAGTTGTTCTAATCGAGAAATTGCATCTCGTAAATCTTGCATTTGTTGAGAGGTAGGAACAGCCATTTATATTCAAATATTATGTTTATTATAAATATAAAAAAGCATCACTTTCGCGATGCTTTTGTACTATGAGTAGGTTTATATTGTTTGCTAGCAGCGGCAAATTCAGAAACATTAACTTTCCCATCTGCACTTACAACTTGAGTTGAATTACCTTGATTTGCTTTGTTTATAGCTTCACTTTCGTCGCTATACCACTTTTCTATTTTATGGAATGTAAATTTACGTAACCATATAGGCATATTATATATAGTATAGTAATCATATCCTCCCTTCCCATGAAATACTATTTCGTGTATTTGAGAGAATAGATTTACTCTAACTTGAGGAGCTACCTCAGGCGTCAGGCCAAAAAAAGTTAAGATTAATTGGGATAGCGACCTCCTCACCGCTATCATCTGTAAAGTTTAAATTAACATCAGGTTGAACCTGTTTAATATATTCTCTTAATGCTCTAGAATCACGAGCTAATAAATAATTATCTACAAAATCTCTAATAGTTTTTGTCTCTCTATCACCATTAACAGAAGTAATTAAATATTTTAATCTAGTAGTAAGTTCAGGAGAAGCATTTTTGTTAACTTTTTTAATACCTTTAATTTCAGCATCAATTTTTTTATCATCAGCTGAAGTTAATATTTTAAATGTTAATTTTGTTCCTGAACTTGGTAATGTATAGTTAAATTCATTTTCACCTGGGGTGATTAGTGATTCATCAAAATATTTATTATCTAATGTAGATAAATCTACTGTATATTCTTTACCCCCATAATTAAAGGTATATTCGCTACCATATCCTAAAATACGAGAAGCTACAAGTAGTGCATTTTTATCTCCTACAATTAAATCATTATAGTTAATTTTGGATACAATAAGAGATTGTAATAATTTGTCTAATACAGTGCCGTCTTGAATATATGATTGATTAGTAAGAATATCTTCTTCTTTAGCGGTCATATATTTCATTTCAACTTTACCGCTTGATAAAGGATTATCTTTAGGATATATTAGTCCTTTAGATGGCAATTCAACTACTTCAGTGGGGAAACTAGGTTTTTCGTCTGTCATAATTCTTATTTAAATAACTTGTGTGATTATAAATATTATAGGGGAAAGTTCTTTAATTGGATTCTTTATCCTTTTATAACTTGTTTTGGGGTTAATCTATTTTCTAGTTTATCTAATCGAGAATCGAGTTGTCGATAAACTTCTTGAAATTGTTGGTCTGTGTTTTGATGCACATCATCAATTCTTCGATGTACATTGTTAAATTCATTTTCGCAATCTCTTGCTTGTTCTTTTAATGTGTTTATTGTTTTAATTACAATAAATGCAGCTATAACCTCGGCTACCACCAAGACTACAACCATACCTAGTACAAAATAAAATGTTGTCATATTTTTTAATTTAAATTGTTGAATATATTAAAGAACTTTCCCTATAATATGCTTATAATATAAAAAAAGAGCTTGGGGTTGCCAAGCTCTTCTTGAAAAATATGTAAGCGTTTTTTAGAAGTTCAATACACAATAATCCATCCCTACTGTTAAAGTAATATTTTGAACTGCAGTATCATTATCAAAATTATAATCACCAAAATTAGCGGATTTAACAAATGCACCTTTAATAATCCATTCAGATACAATGTCACCTACAGGGCCTATAATGTCTAATGTTAAATCTTTTTTATAAAAATCAGAATATCCATCTCTACCTGTTACTGATTCGTGGTGTAGGCGAACCCATTCCATTACAGCTTGTGCCCCAGATGGGGTAATAGGATCGAATAAAGTCATTTGAATATCACCCCACTTAAGTTTACCTTTAATTTTGCGATAAACGTTAATGTGGTTTAATACTAGTTCGCCTTGTTCAAAATTAACGCCATTTACTGCTTTTATAATATAGGCGGGAATGCCGTCTATATACATTAAAAAGCGGTTTTGAACTTTAGGTTCAAAGGATGTGAAAAATATTTCGTTAGGGTTTAATACTGCCATGTTATATTATTTTATTATAAATATTCCGTTTTTAAAAATTTACGCAGGGAATGTAGCACCTGTTGGAGTAATGTTAAAGTCAAGATAAATAAATTCAGCAGTTTTGGTTGGTTGTAAATAAATAGCACCCATTAACATATTTCTATCTACTACATCAGGTGTATTATTTGAATCGTCCATTACTACTTTAAATGCATACAAACCTTGACGTTGTTGTACTGATTCGAGATATGGGTTAACTTGACTTAAGAATTGGTTTCTTGTGGCAATTGTATTTTGTTCAAATACTAAGTTTAATGACACTTGAGAAATGTAAGACTTAAGAGCAATTAATAATCTACGAACATTTACACGATCAAGAGCAGATGCTTTAGTTTGTAATGTTTTCTGTCCGTATACTACAACACCTGTTCCTGGGAAGGTTGCAATTGGGTTAACTTTAGCTGAATATAATGTGTCTCTATCTGTTTGGGATAATTTACGTTCAGCTCTAATTACAGTTCCTAATCCACCTCTATTGATACCTGCGGGAGCAAACCAAGGCTCAGCTATATTATCATTGTAGGCATATACACCACCAATCATAGTTGATGCTGGAACCCAAACGTTTTGTCCTAAATCAGGATCTACTGTTTGAACCCAAGGCCAATATGAAGCCGCATATGAAGTATTTCTAGAAGCTGCTTGACCTGTAGTTGCAACTATTGTGCTGTTATAAGGTACTAAATCAAGTACATAAATATTGTCTCCTCTATTCTGTGTATTAGAGATAATACTAGTTACTTGGGAAGTATGTGAAGAATTTATTAAACCAGGAGTTAATAATATATTAAATCTATAATCATCTTGATTAGCTAATAAATTAATTATATTTGTATAACTAGCACCTACTAATCCTTGTGTATTAGTACCTATAGTTTCATATAAGTTAACAGTAGAACTAATAGTTCCACCTGCACCACCAAATGATCCACTAGAATTAGTTGGAATTGAAGCAGTAAACGCAGGTTTAGCTATACCATTATTATCTAAATAATAAGGAGTAGGAGCAGATACAGAATCAACATATACATACCTAGAAGCATTTGGATAACTACCTATAGTTTGAATATAAGTATTAGTAATATCTAATTGTTGATATTGGTCTCCTATAATTTTAGATACATAATTAGGTTGAGTTGGATCAAGTGATAATCCTGTCCAAGTTTCTAATACAATAGGATTAGTAACCGAAATATCATCTCCTCTTCTAATTACTAAATCAAATGTACCTGATGAAGTATTAGAATTAAGTACTTGCCATCTTAAATTATCTATAGAACCACTAGGTAATGAACCTGATGTTTCTGTACTAGTACTATTCATAATAGTACCTTCAGAAATAGTTTTTAAAGTAAATGCATTTGTACCTATAGCGGCTGTAGCTCCCGAAAAAGTAATTTGGGTTGTATGTAATGCAGTATCGTTGCTAGAGCCTGTACTAAATATAGCACCATTCCAAGCGGCTGAAGCACTAAATATAAGAACAGTAGTAGTAGCGGCGGTCGAACCAGTAGCTGCAAAAAATCCAGCTTGTCCTACATTAGTAGCTGCATTAATTTTTTGAGTTAAGTTAAAAATACTTTGAGATTGGTGAGAACCACTTGCAAAATAGTAGAATTGTTCAGTAGTATTTATATCATCTGTCCAAGTACCACTAGCTGTAGGAATAAAGAAATAATTAGTACCCCCATTATTTATTCTAAAAACAGGTGAACCATTAAACCCACTATTACTAGCACTGTAAGCAAAACTAGAAGAAACTCCTGCAGTTGCTGGGGTTCCGTTTGCAATAGTACTACTAGTAGCAGAAGTCCATGCTGAGGATTGGCTTACTACTCTTGTTACTAATAAGGATGTACCTCCATTATTAAAATAATTGTAAGCAGCAATTGATGTTAGATAACTAACATTTCTGCCACCACTTACAAATGTAGTACCAAATTTATTTTGGTATTCTGAATATGAAGTTACAAGAGTAGGTATTTCAACAGGACCTTTAACAGTAGGTCCTACAAGTGCTGCACCTACCGTTACAGGTCCCGCGGTTATTTGTGATTGGTCGTTTTCTCTTGCTAAAACGCCTGGGGAAATTAAAGTTTCTGCCATAGTATGTTTAGGTTGTATTTTTGATTATACATATGGGAAAACTTATTAAAAGCTAGGATTTAATAAATTCTCCTGTTTCTAAATTGATAGAACCATTTCCATACTTTGTATCGAGCATATCACCAAACCTGATTTCTTCTTGTTTTAATTCGTTTAGTTTAGCAATTAGATCGGTTTTTTGTAGGGTTAATAACTGAATCCTGTATTCTATTTCACCAAATTGAGATGATAAATTAGCTCCGGCTTGTCTGATGATTTTAATTTGGTCTAATTCTTCAGCAGTTAAATAGAGTTTTTCGATGTTTTCCATAAATTTAATTAATTTTTAGTTTGTTGGTTATACATATTACAGATAGTAATAAAAATTATTTTTGCTTATGTGTTTTTAATTTTTCTTTTGCTTCTTCGTTAGTTAGTAATTTACCACCCCCTGCCATCTTTTGAAATTCTTCCATAGTAATTTTGATAATGGGTTTACCACTATCTTTGATTTGTTGGAGGAGTTCGGGTGTAGGTTTAAGGAACATATTATGCAGGTAAGTAACATGGGATAAGAACTATAGCACCACCAGGATTTCCTCCTAATTTTATTTCCATCCAATAATCAGGTTCTGCTAAATAATTGTCATTACCAACAATACCATAACCATTTTTAGCGGTTGATAATGTTGTTAGTGGTGGTGAATTTGAATACTGGTCTGCAGTTATTTGAATATATTTACTACTAGCCGGGTCTGAGTATAAATCTATCCATTCTCCCGGGTTGGTTTGAATACCTATGTTAGTAGGTTCAACTGTAATTTTATTTGAGTTATTAGTTCTTATAGCAAAATTATGACTACTATAAGTACCCACCATACCACCATTACTATCAGCTCCCATAAAGGTTACAATACTACTTGTAGTTTGAGTTGCGGTAATATATGCCCCCGTTCTATCAACAGCGTGTATTTGTCCAAGTCCTGATGCAAATCCTACACTTCCTGTTCCAAATTTGGCCGAACCACTTACATCGAGTCGGAATGCGGGTGATGTTGTGCCTATACCCACATTACCACTACCAGTAACAAACAATATGTTTGCTTGGGAAGGTGAACCCACATGAAGTAATCTATCTGCTGCTGCTCCACTAACATATAATTTTGCAGATGGATTAGTTAGGCCTACACCCACATTACCACTTGAGCTAATGTGCATTCTAACTGTACCATTTGTCTCAAATTGTAGGTTTTGATTATCGTTTGTGCCTAAAACAGCAGTTGCGCCAAATGAATTACCATCTTGAACAAATGCGTTTGTGCCTGTTGGGGTTATGAATGAAGCCGTTAGTGCATTTGTTGCCCAAGAGGATGTTCCAATAAAACTTGGCGCTGTAATGTTTCCAGTAGAACTTATGCTAGAACTTACTATTACAGATTGAACTGTTGTTCCGGTTGGTCCTATAGTAATTATATCACCACCAATTGGTGATGATTGGGAAATAAAACTATTTACAAAAGAAGTTCCATTCCATCTTGTTAAATACCCGGCAGTTAAAGAAGATGCTCCAGCTACCGATACTGTTGCGGCACCACTCCCATTATAGGTAAATGATGTTATACCTGTTCCTTGAGTTAAATTATTTGTTACTCTCGAAGCAGTTTGGGCGTTTACTGCGTTTGAAGCACTTTGTGCCCAACTTGATGTTATATTATAAGTGCCTGTTGGTAAGAATGATGCGGTTAGTGCGTTTTGGGCCCAAGAGGATGTTCCAAATAAAGAGCCTGTAAATGAAGTTGCAGTTACACCACCTGCTACTTCTAAACGATTTGTAGGGGAACTTGTTCCAATACCCACATTACCACTACCACTTGCTAACACCATTATGTCAGTCCAAGTAATATTATTACCAGTAGTTCCTGCTCCCGCATATCTAAATCTCATTTGGTTATTACCACCCATATCTATTGCCCAGGCAGTATCATTACCTGCGTATCTCCAAGCTGCTGATTGAGATGGAATTGCATTATACATTATTTGTGGATATGCGGTTGATGAAGCACCAACATAAATTCTTCCAGGTAAAATAGCATGAACTCCATTAAAGCTACTTCCGGCTGCATCTAATGAAGCACTTCCGTTACCTACTGTTGATATTTGTAGTTTTGCTGTTGGGGATGTTGTCCCAATACCCACATTACCTGCGGAAGTAATACGCATATATTCGGTGGTATTAGTTTGAAAAGCCAAATCATATGCCCCAGTATTACCCAATGTTACTAACCCATTTACAGACTTAATTTGAAAATTATCTTGATATGTATAAGTACCCAATGAAAGTAAATATGGTGTGAATGCATCGGAAAAAGCTTTAAATCTAAAACCAGATGTAGCGCCATTGGATACAGACGCGTCCAATATTGATGTGGGAGAAGCAGTACCTATACCTACACTACTATTATCTAACACCACCAAACTTGCAGATGCGTTACTATTTTCTATTCTTAATGCGGTTGTTGCGGATGTTGCGCCTGAACCACGAACTTGTAGCATTGATGTTGCTAATGTACCATCTACACCTGATCTAATGCTGACTCCATTTTGGGTAGCAGATAATATTGAAGAACCAGCACCATATAAAATTGTGGAATTACCACCACCGGATTTCATTGCCATTATAATATTACTGCCATATCTAAGATAAGAAGGTGCATTATCAGAAAAAGTTAAACTATTGGAATCCGTCAAAAATCTAATAAAACTATTAGAATTTTGAAAAATTTGAGCAGAACCACTTACATCCAACCTATAAGCAGGAGTAGATGTTCCAATACCCACATTTCCACTACCACTTATAACTAATATACTTGAATCGGTTGGTGAGCTAACTCTTAATAGTGAATCACTGTTTGCCCCACTTATATGTAATTCGGCTTGGGGTAACGCTGTACCCATACCTGTTCTACTACCAGAAACAATAATGGCTTCTTGATTGTAAGTTCCCATTTTAATGGTATTATCAGAAAATACCTCCATAATAGGGATACCTGATATATCATTTACTGAAAATAGAGAGCCAGATAAAGAATCGGTTACTGAAAAAAGTTCACCTTGTGAACCAAATATATCGAGTATAGTTGAGCCCGATCCTTGTACTATGAGCCCTTTGCGGACTTTAAATTCATTTGCCATAATTGTTTCCTTTTTTCATTTTCCAAAAGGGATACTTTATTATAAATATATTAAAGATTTGTTCTATATCCCAAAACGACTTCTAAAGGAATTAAAATTTTGTTGGATTTGGGAATCGGTTAAAGTTGTATTATACATTTGAACAACGGGAATGCTGCCGCTAAAAGGGAACCCATCACTTCTTTTTCCAATAGTATTTATTGTAATAGAATTAGAATCTCCGGTTGAACCTGTTCCTAATAATCCCCCATTTAAATAAACAAAATAGCTTGAACCACTTCTGTTTACATGAACATTATTAGTATTATTGTCTCTAGACCAAGATACTGCTGTAAAACTATTATTTCCATTGTATAACAAAAAGGTTTGTTGTGTAGCAGAATATCTAAAACCTACCGTACTTCCTCCTAAAAGATATTGAGTATCACTCACCCTATTAAAATTAGCCCATATTGAAAAACTACTACTAGAACTTAAAGTTATAGGATCTGTTATAGTAATAAAACTTGAACTATTAAAAAATAAAGAACCACTATTTGTAAATGAAGCGCTAATTACATTAGTTGTAGAGCCGCTTACTAAGTTAAGAAGAGAACCGCTAACGCTTCTGGTTCCAATAACAAAAGGTGAAGGTAATTGTGAGCTAGATATTTGTTCTATCATTGGGGCTGTCCAAAATGTAGTAAGCACAGTATCTGTATTCCTTGCAACAGATTGAGAAGGAGGAAAGGTAATTTTCCAATATTTTTGATCAGTCACCCAATTATAATACCCCAATAGGTTGGGTCTAATATTTACGGTATAGTTACCTGGGGGGCCATTGATTCTAAGTAGATAGTAATATGTAAATGGTACTTCTGATTGGAGTTTTATAGTAGAAGGCCAACTTAATTTAGTAAAATTAGTATCTATACCTTGATTTAAAATAGAGGCACTAGCTTGTGCTGTTGTTCCTCCACTACCAGTTATAGCAGCTGACCCAGTTCCCACAAAAGCATATAACCCGCCAAAATCTGTAATTAGATTGCTTGCTATATTGTACGGTACTATTACATCTTGTGGGGAACCTGTAGTAGTAAATTCAGCTGATGTTGTTGTAAAGGTATTGGTTCTAGGTATATAACCATTAGTGTTAGTGAAATATTCAGTATATAATCTAGTCCATTCTCCTTCAGTGTATCTAGAATTTGCAGTATTATTAGAACCCCAACCTGATATGTTAGAGTATGTATTAATAAAACCTTGAGTTGAAGATTGGTCTAAAGCTTCACTTGTTTTAAAATAAATAGAAGCTATATATCTAGTAGAGGCTGATATATTAGTACCCATATTGTGAAAAAACCCAAATCCGTCTGTACTACTTAATCTTGAAACTAAGTTAGCTGTAGTACCTCTAAATGTAACCCTGTACACCGGACTTCCTTTGTAAAATTCTCCTGTGGTTGCTATGGTAGTAGTAAAACCGGGGTTGTTATATACACCGGCACCACCTATAACCGTTGTGATAGGGATAGTATTTGTTGAGGGCTGTCCCAAAAAACTTTTTTCTACATTACTGGTATCGTAATATAGTACTAAATTATCTATGAGAGGGTTAGATCCACCAAAAGTTGCCATAATCTATAATCCAAATCTTCCTTTAATTGCCGAATAATTTTGAGTAATTTCAGTAGCAGTTAGTGCTTTATTATAAACTTTTATAGGTCCTATGCTTCCTGAAAAGTAATAATTGGAATTATTGTTATCTCGCCCTACAGCTAATTGATTAGTGGGCCAGGGTGATGTGCCATTCCAAGGGGCGGCTCCTGATGCTTGTAGAGCACCATCAACATACAATGAACTAGATATTCCGTTATTAATAAATGCTACATAATGCCATTGGTTATCAAAATAATTTTTTGAAGTATCGGTTATAGAAACAGCAGAGCTTGTTGTAGAACTTACACCAAATCTAATAGCACCTAATGGAGAATTTAATAAGTAACATCTTATCCCATAAGTAAATCCAAATATTCCACCCAATGCTTGGCCTGAGCCTAAACTAGGGCTTTTAAACCATGTTTCTAAAGTAAATTGAGGTATAGGCCAAAAGCCTGCCGTAGATGGGTTAGATGTTACTAATATTATACTGCCTGTTCCATTAAAATTAAGTACCCCTAAGCTTTCCGATGAATATTGGGGTACAGTAACTGTTGAGTTTTGGTTGGTAAGTGTAGCGGTTGTAACTATATTACCCCTACTTAAATTAGTGTATGTTGTGGAGCCGCTTACATATGATGTAGGATTAGCCGCATCAAAACACATTGTTAAATTACCTTTAACTATTCCTGGCCCTCTATAAAATGACATAATATTATAATAACCTTGCTAATGCTTTCATTGACCAATTATCATTAGATGAGCTAGCAAATAAACCAATATTTGCACCACTCATGCTAACTAGTAAATTGACTCCATTTGTATTTCCAATATCGTTTGTTGATGTATCGGCGTATTCTACACTAGTCCCTTGCCATACCGAAAATACAGTTCCTGCCCTTGCGTTTGAACCACTTGTTAAAACATAATCAAAAAATGCGGCTTGATATGAACTTGTTGCAACCGTTATTATAGTTCTAAATGAACCACTGTCTATGTCTGTATTGGCGTTGTATGTATATAATGAGCCTGAAAGAATTGTACTGCCATTTATATGCAGTGAAGCTGAGGGAGTTGTTATGCCTATCCCTACATTACCGCTTGAGCTAATAGTTACTCTAACCGAACCACTTGTTTCAAATTGTAGGTTTTGATTATCGTTTGTACCTAGGAGTGCAGTTGTACCAAATGAATTACCACCTTGAACAAATGCGTTTGTACTTGCAGTATTTACAAATGAAGCAGTAAGTGCATTTACTGCCCAACTCGATGTTCCGAATAATGAGCCGGTATACGATGAAGCAGATACGTTGCCTTGAATCTGTAAAGTGGCTAAAGTAGGAGTTATTGTGCCTATACCTACGTTACCCGAAGATGATATAAATAATCGTGTAGAATTGTTGGTTTCTAATTGTAAATTATTAGCATCGGTTGTACCAATAGTCATTGTAGTTCCTAATGTATTACCATTGTTGAGTATTATTGCATTTGAACCATAATATAATAGCCCAAGTGGATTGGTCCATAAATAAGTTACACCTGGTGAATTTGCATTATTAGAGAGTTCAAAATTAATACCGAATCTGTTAATACCAATTTTAGCTAGATCTCCGTTCGTATATGCTACTCTGTCCGTATCTACTACGTAAAACGATGAAGTAGAGTTTATCCCGTTAAATGTATCGTCGTATATTATAATATTTGAACCTCCTACCCTAGTACTACCTGTAATATTACCTTGAAAAGTTGTATTTCCAAATATTGAAAGTCCAGGGTTTATTGATCTATCCCAATTTGAACTGGTTGATTGTACATCTATTTTTACTGCTCTGTGTGGGGCACCTATACCTCCATACACCTCTAATAAATTACCTCTGTTACTAGGTGTATCAGCTGTGCCTCCACCCACTACAAATAAATGGTCAGGACTATTTAATGGAAAATTAAAATGACCTATTGTGACTTGACCTGATGAGGATGCAACAGTTCCAATACCCATTGCAACTGTAGCAGTTCCTCTTGCCCACGAACCCGAACCTGCTGCAAAAGAAGCAGTGCCGTCTGCATCGGTTTCTACACCTACACTGAAAGCAGCATACCCGCTTGCAGTTGTATTAAACCCAGCAGCGTGAGCTGCAAAACCAGAAGCTAAAGTACCTACACCTTCTACAAATGAACCCGTATTGGTTGCTATGTTATTTATACCAAAAGTAGCGGCTCCTGGAGCTGAAGCAGTCGGGTTTATACCTGATAGTATGGAATTAACTTCAAGTCGTTGAGGGGATTCTCCTATAATTTCTGAGTTTATAGAAGTTATCTTTATTGTAGAAGTATTATCCGATCCTGTAAATGCTGTTAATTGTATAAAATTAGATCCAGAAATAGTATCTGAGATTTCTCGGGGTATATTTAAACCTATTTTATCAAATAGATAAACAGTTCCAGGGAATAATGATTCAAATATAGTAGCACTCATGATATATTAATATTTGCGGGGGTAGAAGGTGTAACTTGTGAAATTGACCCTTGTTGGGATCTTGCTGTAAACTGTCGAGTAGTATTTATTGTTAAATTACTTACTACAGTAGATAAACCCATCCAATATGGAATCCTAGTACCAACAGTATCGGTAAAATGTTGTATTTGTAAACTTATAAGTACGTACTTACCTTGATAATCTTCAGGTATAGTTAAAACGCCTGATTTATACCCTGGCACTGTATCTGTTGCACTTCCAGTATAGTAAGAGGTTACAGTTCGAGATAAATATGTAGAACTACCTGTAACTTGCCAAAATGAATTAGACCCGGAAATTATAGATGGACTTCCGGCTCCAGGAGATTCTGCTAAAACTTCTCCATTACTCCAGTACTTAAAAAATAAATCTCCGGTTCCGCTTGAGCCCGCTCCTGCTCCAGCACTAGCTGATTGTATTAATAAACGCACTCTATGAAATCTAGTACCCGGAGGAGAATAAGCTGTATAACTGCTTCCAGATTGCGAACCTACAGACTGTCCTAACATCCTAAATGAAATTAAAAAACAATTTTCTCCTTGTAGAAGCTGGGCAGGGTATTGGCTCAAAGTTTGCCAACCTTGATCACTACTGGTTGCTATAAGTATAGGCTTAGCCGGGTTAGCTTGTCCACTAAAACTATTACCTGCATTTATACCCTGATGTGTTACATAAGCTTGTGCTTGCACTGCCCCTGGGGTAAAACTAACACCCCATTGAGAGACTCCGGGTTGAGCTATACCATTACCTGTAAACCCAATAGCTAACATATTAGTATAAGGAGAGCCTGCAAATCTACTTTTGTAAAGAGTACATCCTGCTCCTGGAAAAGAATCACTGGCGCTCCAATAAGTTACAATTGACATATATTGATGTTCGTCACTGATAATCTGTCTGGCGACATTTCTAGCATCTATAATACCTGTAGATGTATCAAAATGAGTATAGATATTTCCGTCTGATTGTAATCTACGTAATAAGACTTCTGAGCCTGTTATTTCCCCTGTTGCTTTTAGGGAGATATAAGGGGAGGTAAATGATCCTGAGGTAAATGAACCTGTAGATTCAATCTTATCTGAGGTTGTGTTAAACCCGCCGATTAAGCCCGCAGATGCAGTTATTGTACCGTTTGCTTTAACGTTAAAATTGGATGCAGATATAAAAAAGTCATTACCTATAGCTGAACCGCTTAGGAGAAATCCAGTCCCCGATATAGCATCAGAAGAAAGAGTAAACCCTCCTATCTTACCGCCTGTAAATAAAACGTTTGAGCCGGTTACTTGACCATTGGCTTTAACATTAAAGTTAGAAGCTGAAATAAAGAATCCGTCGCCTGTTGCTGATCCGCTTAAGAAAAACCCACTGCCCGTAATTGCATCTTGCGTAATACCGAATCCGCCTATTCTACCTGCATTTGCAGTAATAGTACCGGTCATAGTTACATTCCCACCGGTTAAGTGGAAATTTGAGCTACTTATCTCTACTGTATCGCCTTTAAGTATGGCGTTTGAAGCGCTTATTGTTAAAGTATTGCTTATAAACGATATTCTATGCCCTGAAGCGCTTCCTATTAAAGTTTCGCCTGAACCTGATAAAAATATTCCACTGCCTGTTAGCAGATTTGTAACAGTACCTAAACGTATAAAATTTATATTTGAATTTAATTCTACACTGCTTTTAGTAATAGCTGTTGATGTTATATCCCACCCTCCAATAGCACCTGTATTTGCAGTAATAGTACCTGATAGGGTAGCGTTTGATGCAGTTATAGTGCCATCAGCTTTAACGTTAAAATTAGATGAAGATATAAAAAAGTCGTTACCTGTAGCTGATCCACTTAAAAAGAATCCTGTACCTGATATGGCATCGTTAGTAATTGTAAATCCTCCTATTTTACCAGCAGTAGCGTTAATAGTACCTTCTAAGTAAGCTGAGCCTGATGCCCATAATCCATAGCCCGATAGTTGCCCAAATAAGGGGCTTGTTATCCCATCTAGTTTCCCCATTCTAACCTTAGTAGTGTTAGCGCTGTTAAATCCATCGTGGCTAGTTACACCATCTTTAACATCTACAAAAGGAGCATTATTATCATCAGCTGTTAAATAAACAGTACCTTGCCTATTAGTATCTACAGTACTTCCTAATCTAACAAACTCCATTCCACCAGTGGGTGCAGTTATAGATGCAGTTCCAGCACCGTAAATACCTATACCGTATGATGAAGTGCCGTAAGTACCATTAAATGAAGCTGTAAGTGCTTGTGTACTAGGGACACCAGCTACTACTAAATTACATTGGTATATTGTACTTGCGGTTATGTTAAATCTTTGGGCTCTTATTATGTCTCCTACTTTGAAACTATGACCATATTGACTACCGGTATCAAATGTTAAGTAGTATGTGTTGTTTCCTAAATCAGTAACTGTTTCTACTTTTCCTGTATTTGAAACAAATATAGATCCGTTTGTAGCACGAATTTGAGAAATTAACAATTCGTATACTTTCATAGTACCGCGAACTGTTAAATCGTCTACTTCAAAAGAATATTTGGGACTTATAGAATCGAGTTTCCATCCGCTTCCTGCGAATCCGGAAAAGAAAGTAGGGGAATTTAGATCATTTGCAAAAGTAGATACCCCGGTTACGCTTAAGGTAGTTCCAATAGTTGCAGAATTAGCAACACGTAGATCGGAGCCTGATACCCAACTTGATGCAGAAATATTTGAAGCGGTTAAAGCTCCTATTAAAGTAGTAGCACCTGTCACCCGTAAAGTAGTCCCTACTGTTGCAGAATTAGCAACACGTAAATCAGAACCCGATATCCAACTTGATGCAGAAATATTTGAAGCAGTTAAAGCTCCTACTAAAGTAGTAGCACCTGTTACATTTAAGGTACCGCCTACGGCGGTATCACTAGTAGTACGTAGAGTTGAAGATGAAATATTACTTGATGCGGATATTATAGAAGCAGTTAAAGCTCCCGTTAAGGTAGTTGCACCTGTTACACTCAAAGTGCCGCCTACTGTAACATTACTTGTAGCAGTTACAGTAGTCCCTAATAACCCTGCAGATGAGCTGATAGCTCCTGAGGCAGTGATGGTAGTGGTGGTTATACCGCTATTTGCAGTTAGTCTACCAGTAATCGTCGAAGTACCTCCGATATTCTCGTTTCCGGTTACGTGTAAAGTTGAGCTTGAGATATTACCGGAAGCAGAAATATTTGAAGCGGTTAAAGCTCCTCTTATTATTGTATTTCCACTTACATCTAATAAAGCCGCAGGCGATGTTGTACCTATGCCTATATTACCATTACCACTTATATAAAGATGATTAGTATTAAATGCCGATGTGCCATCTCCTAATATAGTAAATCGTGGAGTTGGAGTTGAATCAACTATACTTAGTATAGTTGTAGCTGAAGTAGTACCAGCTCCCTTAATAGATACCGTGCCATCACCTGCAATTCTCATTCTTTCGGTAACAGCTGCTAGTGTATTATTAGTACGGAAAATAAGTGCTGAAGAACCTGTAGTTCCTGAATCTATATAAAATTGCCCTCCAAAATTAAGTGAATCATTATTGTAAAATTGTATTGCTGCTCCACCGGGTTCGTTGGATAATGAGCTTGAGGCTATAATTCGGATACCTTTAGCACTCCCGCTAGCTAATCTAATATCAACAGGTTCATTCGGACTATTGCCATCTGTATCTAAAAATATAGCAGGGGTAATACCTCCTAATGATGTTCCTCTAATATGTAAAGGACCTTGAGGAGTTGTTGTGCCTATACCTACATTACCACTACTACTAATAGTCATTCTCACAGAACCACTAGTTTCGAATTGTAAGCTTTGAGAATCGTTAGTACCTAAAAGTGCTGTAGTACCGAATGAGTTACCTCCTTGTAAAAAAGCACCATTTAAAAAAGAAGCTGTTAAAGCTTGAGAAGCACTAATTGCCCAACTTGATGTTATTTGATATGTTCCAACAGGTAGGAATGAGGCTGTTTGAGCATTAATAGCATTTGATGCACTTTGAGCCCATGAAGATGTTATTTGGTATGTTCCTACGGGTAAAAACGAGGCTGTATCCGCCCTAGAAGCACTTATTGATCTAAGAGCATTTGATGCGCTTTGTGCCCATGAAGATGTTCCAAATAGCGAACCCGTGATACCGTTTGATGCGGATATTATAGATGCAGTTATAGTATTAGCAGTGAGTCCGTAAGAAGAATTCACAGTTACAGGTCCAGTAAGGTTTATAGTTCCTATTAAAGTTTGAGTATCGCTCTGATTATCCCCTAAAGTATTTGATCCTGATGATATAATTGTTGCTTGGTATATTATACCTCCATCAAAGCTTGCAGATCCTCTTACTATAATATCATTTAAAAATTCTGTTGTTCCTTGTACTTTTAATGCGGGGGCATTATAAGTATTTTGGGTTACCTTAAAATAAGAGTCTTCGGATATTTGAATAAAACCCCCTACTCCGGTTGCACCGTTATTAGTTATGGAATACCCAAATCCAAATGGGACTGAGGATGATACTACTAGTCTATACAGTGAACTAGTAGTTGGTGATAAATCAGTAGTTTGTAGAATAAGTGGGTTAGTAGAGTTTACAGGTACTGGAACCGATGTAAGATAATTCCAATTTATACTACCTGATTTTAAGTTAGTCCAACTACTACCTGCATTAACTGATTTTTGAATTATAAAAGTATGACCTATGTACCCAAAATACGCACTCCCACTTCCCCCTCCTGGTATGTTTGTAGTTGTATGTATGTAAGCTTCTAAATTAAGTGTAGTTCCCCCTAAATTACCTAAACTACCTGTAGGTTTGTATATTGAACCAGTAACTACTGTTCCTACGAGAGGTACTGTAGCGTTTCCGTGATTAAAACTTGCTGAGATGCCTAATACGGAGGGAGTTGTAAATATAACAGAGGCGGTTCCTGATTGAGACAAAGCAGTAGCATAGATATTAGTTCCTGAACTGCTTATTTCAAAAAGTCTGCCCGGTAAAAAATATGGGGGAGAAAATACGGAACCTGACCACTGCGAAAATGGTATTGTATTGGTAGTTAAGCTATAATCCCCTCCTGTTTGTAAGTATTCATCTGAAGCTATTAAAGAAGCACCCGTACCTATATCAATATTAGGTGTATTTATAGAGTCTATGGAGGCATTTTCCATAGAGACATTATCAGTAAATACTTTAGTAAATTTTCCTGGGAGATTTAATGCCATTAACTTTATTTATTTATAAATATTAGTAAAATATAACTACGATCCAGGGGAGTAGGGGGTAAATAACGAGTTTATACTTGAACTTGCTGCAAACTGCCTAGTCGATACTACACTAAAACCTGTAACTTGGGTTTGAGTAGTACTTCCTTGATTACCCCCGGATTGTAATATTTTTAAATTTATACGACAATATTTTCCATTAAATTGAGAAGGTATATTAACAATACTTTGCTGGTTTGTATCTGAAAGTATTTTACCTACAGTAGAAGAAGCTGAAGTACTGGTTTGAGTAAAACTTGTAGCCGGGATAAGATCTGTTTCAGTTCCCCAGCTATTATAATTACCACTACTTGAAATAGATGAACCTGTAGATGATGTTTGAATACTTACTCCAGCTCCATGTAAAATAGTTGCTGTATTTAATGCATTTCCAAATTTCCCTTCTAGTGAATAATTTATCACTAAAGTAGTTTCCCCTGAGAGTAGTCGGCATGGAAAAGAGGCTATTATTGGAGGATTAGAGGTACCCGTAGAAGTAGGTCCTAGATAGGCATAAGTTTCATCACTTGTTATCAATTGTCTACCGACATTTCTAGCATCAATTAAACCAGCTACTGTATCTAATAGTATATATAACGAACCACTTATTACTCTGTGTATTAAAACATCTGAACCTGTTATTTGCCCGTTCGCTTTTAGGGAAATATAAGGAGAAGTAAATGATCCTGAGGTAAGTGAGCCTGTTGATTTAATTTCAGTAGGAGTAATCTCGAAGCCACCTATACTGCCTGAAGTTGCTGTTATATTTCCAGATAATCTAACATTAGAAGCAGTTATATTTCCGTTTATTAAGTGGAAATTCGAACCGCTTATCTCTACTGTATCGCCTTTTAATATAGCGTTTGAAGCACTAAGGGTTAGATTATTTCCTATAAATGAAATTCTATGACCTGTAGGATTCCCTATGACAGCATCTCCTGACCCGCTTAACAGTATACCGGTACCCGACGTTAGGTTCGAAGCTATTGTTCCTGCTCTAAAAAAAGTACCGGATGAATTTAATTCTAAACCGCTTTTAGTAATAGCTGATGTGTTTATGGTCCAACCTGCTATATTTCCAAAAGTTGCATTTATACCGCCTTCTAAGTAAGCTGAACCCGATGCCCAGAACCCGTATAGAGAATTATTACCGGACGCTGTTAACGGTCCAAAGATTGGGGATGTTATACCATTTAATTTACCCATCCTTACTTTAACCCCACCACTACCGGATGCGTTATTCCATTCACTATGTGATTTTATACCGTCAACTACATCTATAAAAGGAGCATATGAATCATCAGCTGTTAAGTAGATTGTACCCTGTCTATTTAAACTTTCGCTATTACCTAATCTAACAAAATCCATACCGCCTGATGGAGGAGTACTACCTGCTATCAAAGAAGCGGTTAATGAATTTAAATTAGTTACATTTCGAACAGTTAGATCTGATTGGTATACTAAGTTTCCTGCAATACTTTGGGTGACCCCTGTACCTGTTAATGCTGCTCTATTAACACGTTGTGCACGAATTATATCACCTCTTGCAAACCCATGACCTACGTCTCCGCTTGCTGTGTCAAAAGTTAGAAAGTAATCAGTTCCTGATATAAATGATGCAGAAACTACTTTTCCTACACTAGATACGAATAGTGAACCGTTAGTTGCTCTAATTTGGTTTATAACAAGTTCAAACACTCTTAACTGTCCTCTAACTGTTAAGTTATCTAAGTCTAAAGATGAGGTTTGATTTGATGAATAATCTAGTCTCCAGCCTCGACCAGCCCATCCCGACACAAAACTAGGAGATGTTATAAATCCTACATTTGAAGTTACAGTTTGTGCAGATGATGACCCTAAAGTTGTACTGCCGCTTATTATTAAATTATTTTGCAAGGTAGTAACACCTGTTACCCCTAGTGTACCTCCTATTGTTGCAGTATTAGCAACACGTAAATCAGAACCCGATATCCAACTTGATGCGGATATTATAGAAGCAGTTAAAGCTCCTACTAAAGTAGTAGCACCTGTTACATTTAAGGTACCGCCTACAGCAGTATCACCAGTAGTACGTAAAGTTGAAGATGAAATATTACTTGATGCAGAAATAATAGATGCTGTTAAAGCTCCTACTAAAGTAGTAGCACCTGTTACCCCTAGTGTACCTCCTATTGTAGCAGTATTAGCTACACGTAAATCAGAACCCGATATCCAACTTGATGCAGAAATATTTGAAGCGGTTAAAGCTCCTCTTATTATTGTACTTCCACTTACATCTAATAAAGCCGCAGGCGATGTTGTACCTATGCCTATATTACCACTACTACTAACAGTCATTCTTATTGAACCACTTTGTAAAAAAGCACCATTTAAAAAAGAAGCTGTTAAAGCTTGAGAAGCACTAATTGCCCAACTTGATGTTCCAAATAGCGAACCTGTGATACCGTTTGATGCGGATATTATAGATGCGGTTATTTGATTTACTACTATTGATTGGATCGCTCTACTTGATGAACCTATAACAGTAGTATTATTTGCAAAAGGAATTAAATTAGAATTTAATAAACCGTCGCCAATAGTTAGTAGACCCTGCACAATTACTGTATCTGTGCTAGAGCCCCCTAGACTTATTTGATCTCCATTTCCACTTCCTAAATTAACACTACCTTCAAAATCAGTTTGTGAGCTATTTCCTCCAATCCGTAATATACCTGCTAACCCTCTTAAAAAATTAAAATCTGTTGAAGTAGTTGTGATATCACCGCCATTTACTGCTAAGTCTCCACCTATTGAAGCACTGTTAATAATACTTAAATTAGAGCCTGATATCCATCCGGAAGCAGAGATATTAGATGAGGTTATAGAAGTAGCAGTTATACCACCTACTACTTGAAGGGTATTTGTGGGTGATGTTGTGCCTATACCTATATTACTACTACTTTGGTAAATTGATGAAGTAGCTATTGTAGATGCATTAGTCCATAGGGGCACATAATTTGCAGTACCTGTTCCTATTACATTTCCTCCACCTCCGGCTGCTACTATAGAAGATGTATCAAATATTGTAACATTTCCATTACTATCTACTCCTAATACCCTAGTTTGAATAGTATTTGAAAGTTCAGTTCTAAAAGTCCCACTTATATGTAATGTTGAAGAAGGTGTTGTAGTTCCAATACCTATATTTCCACTTGAACTTACATATAAAAATGTAGATGAACCGCTTTGTATCCTAAAAGTATTTGCTCCTATATTTACAGATGCGGTTATACTACCCGTGGTAATTCTATCTCCTAAAGCTGTACCTCCCCCGCTTCCCGATACTCCTGTAGTTAGTGATAATCTATTATCTTCTCCTACAGTTAAAACATACCCCTCCCATCCCTGCTCAACTACAGGTAATTCTCCTTTGTTTATACCAAATGGCCCATCAAAGTATGCTTGACCTTTGTCGGTTGTATCTAATCTATTATTACCCGATTTTCTATTTTCAGCCATTGTAATTTATATACCTATAAATATTTATAGTTAATACAACTAATTAAAAAATATTATGGATTTATATTATTAACTATTTCTTCTGAAATAGAAATTTTAGTTTTTCCAAAAAATTTATTGATAGCTGTATTATTTTTCTGAATTAGATCGGGTATAATTTGCCCATTCAAGGTTATATTAAAATTAGCTTTAACTGTTCTATTGTTGTTACTAATTAATTCGGTAGGGGTATTTATTGTATCAATACGAGCTTGAAATTTATAACGTTCAGGATCTCCCCAATATGAATCCGAAGCATAGTTAATAGCTTCTACTATTCCATTTAATTGTTCTACATAATAAGTTGAAATTATACAGCTATAAGTTATTTTTACATAATCAGGTATTACAATTGCATGATATTCTTTTTGGGGTGTTCTATTATTTAATACATTAAAATTATCATAAGCATTCCTAGATGAATATTTTTTTTCAAAAACCTGATAGTTATTAGGATTATTAGCATCTAACTTATTACCTATAGTTCTAACTTTTTCAACACTATTTCGTTTAAAAATAATTAAAGGCATCATTGTAGCCCCATTTTTATCTTTGTAGTAGCCATCTTTTTGAACTGATTTCCAACGTTCAGGAGAACCATATATTACAGGAACCTCAAGACGTTGTCCATTTTGTATTACAAAGGGTTTAATAACATTTTGTAAATAATACAATACAGCTTCATCTATATCTTTAATACCAATAGTAAAGGGCTTTACAGTGTCTCCTCTCCACGATACTTTTGTTCCTCTATTATTAGTAGAAGTAGCATTATTAGGATTACCTCGTTGAATATCATACGGAACTTGTTGTTCTATAGATATTTCTCTTTGGGTTTTTGGACGTGGTTTTTGGTTTGCCATTATGTTCTTTCTTTAGATAATCCTACTCTATCTGCTGGTATATAGTGAGTATTACAAACAATTGATACATTATATCCAAAATCTGCTAAGTTTGGTTCTAGAGGATTTGGAGGATTTGGATAATCTGGGTTTTTACCTACAAAATATTGCATTTCATTAGTAGCATGTATCTCATAATATACTTCTTCATAAAATATTATATCACCAATTTGAGGTAATACATTAGCTTCTACTAAATCATCTCTTAAAAATTTAAATGTAGGAGCCCATTCCCAAGTTACACCTTCTTCATTTGTAGGTTGTCCTTGATCAGGTAAATCAATTAAACAATATAATAAAAAAGGACCATTGTAAAATTTTTCACTAGCTGCTTCCCCATACATATTAAATACTGTTTCTTCGAGTCTTATTTGATATAAAGCACACTGTTGTGAAATAATATTTCGCATTAGTTCACGATTAACGTGTCTAAACATTGAAATATCGCGAGAACCTCCAAATAGTGCCATAATTAACCTATATAAATTGTCATTGGAACCTTATTTAATTCACTTTGTGCGTGATCAGATTCGTTTTTTCTTCTTTCAAGTAATTTTTCACGAGAAGTTTCATCAAAATATCCTCTTAACCTTTCTATTAAAGCATCTTTAGTAGTTTGGGCTGAGGTTAATAAAGAATCTCCATTCAATTGTACGTCTGCTCCAGGGATTGGAATTTGAGAATATTTGTTTCTAACATATCCTAGCATTTCTTTAGCTAATGCTAAAGTATATTCAAATATCCATGAACGTCCTATTGAATTTATTTGAGTATATGTAGGATTATTAAATTTAGCATTAGCTAAATTAGAAATAGTTCCACTATTTACTATAGAATTAGATAAACGTTCACTTTTTAATACATATTGAAACCAATATCGAGTTCCAGTATCTCCATCAGTGGGCATTGGGTATATTCTTAGTTTATTATTGTGAATTTCAAAGCTATAAGCAGATAATAGAATATCGCGTCCCATTTCTGCTTGTTGTAAAGCACCAATATTAAACGATAAAGGCGTGACAAGATAGTTATAGCCGTATCCCGTAAATCCAGGAGCACCTCCTAAAGCATTTAAATATCCTGTTGCTAATCCTATAGCTCCCCCATAAAAATAAGTACTTGAAGGTGGGGTTCCTTCATAAAATACTCGTTTAATTTCTAAATTACTTGAACTAATTCCATTTTGGGCAGCCCACTCATTTAAATCATAATCTTGAACACTTCCTGTTAAAATAACAGAACCACTATACCAATTTAGGTTACCACCTGAACCCGCTTCTGTGCCGTATTGTTCAGAAATACGAATAATATTACTCATGTTAGGAGTAATAACAGCATTATTTAATACTGAAGAGGTAGATGCTCCTTCTAATGATAAATAATTGTCTCGTAATTTATATGCTGATAATTCATTGCCATAAACTGTAGTAGCTTGTTCAAAAGCAGTATAAAAGTTTATATCCTGTAATTCAACATTTTCAATAGGATATCCTAAACGTAAAGCACAAAACTTAGCTACTTTATCAGCATCTACTTGAAATTGATAATCATTATCATAAAAGCCAAATGGGGTTACTCCAGGAAAAAATGAGGAGGAACCAGGCCAAATAGGAATGTTTGCCATTGAGTTTTTATTATAAATATGAAGAAAAAAACCTCAATTTGAGGCTTTAATTATTCTTCAGATGCAGGTATATCTCCTTCTCTAGGTATTCCTACAATTTCAAATGTAGATGTCGGATAGGAAGCTTGTAAAGAAGCCATTACTTGTTCCGTTATATACAACAGGTATTTATTTACTACGCCATTCCCGTTATTGTTAGATTGAGGTGTTGTATTATCAATATAAAACGGTATACAATTAATATACTGTACGCCATTGGTATACGCTTCTTGTGAAGGGTACATAAAACAGTCTACAGGAGTTTGGTTACCGGCTATTGGTAAATGCAGTACTAAACGGAAATAAGGGCTTGTATATGTTCCGTAGTTGTATTCGAGGGGGGATGTTGCTTGTATTGCCATTGTGTTTTATTTTTGATTAAGTTGTCAGTAATTGATATATAACATCATTTATGATATTTTCATCCGTTGTTTCAAGTTTATCTTTTAGTATATTATATAATTCGTGGTAATTTGATTCACTCCTCACATACATTATGTCATTTGCTTCTATAAATAGTTTAAGCATTCCAACTAATTGTCCAATTTGATTATCTTGTAAAAATTGTGTCATATTATTTTATTTTAATATAAAGCGTTCCAAGTTGTTCCATCCCAAAAGAAGGGCTTAGGAGGTACAGAAGCAGATACCATAAAGGTTCCTGTAGGAATATTTGTTGTAGGTAGAGGATCGTGAGGAGTTATAGTTAACATAGGAGGTAATCCCAATGATGAGCTAATATGAACTGAAGCAGAAGGTGTTGTAATACCAACCCCAATACTTCCAGTAATATTAACTACGCTACGTTGTGTGCCACCAAATTCCCAAGTTTGTAATAGTTTACTTCCTGTACCTGCTGTTGTATGAGTAGCATTTAATCTTAATACAGTATAACCACCCCCACCAGTAGTACTTTGGTTAGCGTTAAAGGTTATAGACATTGGGTTTTGGTTAACTGTACCAGTACCGCCCATTGTGACATTAAACATATCAGAATTACCTGTACTTCCTCTATTAACTGAGGATACACTACCAAATGCCCAAGCAGTTCCATTACCGGCAAATCTTACTGAGCCACCATTTACTGTTCCTGTTCCTTGAATATCCCAATCAACTCCTGAGCTTGGTGCTACTCCAGTTCCAGCAAACCATACTACGCTACCGCTTCTAACATTTAATATATTTTGTGAACCACTTGTTACTCTAAGAAAATCATTACCATCTGAACCTGATATATGAAGGCGAGCTAAAGGATTTGTTGTTCCTAATCCTAAACTACCACTACCAGTTAATCTTAATTTTTCAGTTAAGTTATTACTAGCACCAGCAGCTATAGGGCCAAAAGTAGAAATGGTTATAGGATATCCTTGTCCGCTAATTTGTCCTAAATCAGATATTCTACTATTTCCACTTCCAAAATCAATATATCGTGTGCTATCTAATGCTATATTACCACCTCCTACACTAAATAATTCTCTTGGGGTTGTAGTTCCTACACCAACTCTACCACTTGAACTTATATTTAAGTGTTGATTACCAGTACCACCCGCACCTAATGAAAATAAAGACTGACTTAATCCTGTGGTTATTTGAGTTGTTCCTCCATTAAACGGAGTTCTTAATGTTATTGCATAATTAGTATCATCTCGTGGTATAAAATTCCATTGAGCGGTTTCACCCGCACTAGTATCTAAAAGCCATTCTGCATTTGGTGCGTTTACTCTATGAAATAAATTGTGTTGCCTTCCCGCAGATAAGCTAGAAGAAGCAAAAAGTATGCCTACTCTATTATTAGTATCTACTGATGTTAGTAATAATGGAACATTTGTATTTGATGAGCCGGATGCATCTACATGAAGTCTGCGTTGGGGGGATGTTGTGCCTATACCTACATTACTACTTGCTGATACAAATAATCTTGTAGTTCCATTTGGTTTTATTTCTACGGGTTTTGTAGTATCATTAGTTTCTAATGCAAGTCCAGCTGCTCCTTGTGCAAATACTCTAAGAGCACCACCTTCTGCAGCTATATAACCTCCTCCAGCATATTGAATTCTTACTTCTCCAGCACCACTACTTCTTAAATCTAAATTACCACCAGATACACCATCCCTAATTCTAAGTTGCGGGTTAGATGCATTTACTATTTCAAGAGGTTGTGTTGGTGTTCCTGTTCCTATTCCTACTCTACCCGAACCTGTTACGAATAGTATATTATTAGTTGAAGGTGAATCTATTTCAAATAGAGCTTGATTATTTGCGCCACTTATATGAACTCTAGCAGTAGGGGTAAAACTACCACCAAATGAAGCACTATTTGTGTTAGCTAAATTAGTTGATGTTAAACTTGGTGTTGATATAGTGCCTGTGTTAGTAAGTGTATTATTACTAATAGTTGAGGCATTAACGGTTCCTGTTAATGTTAATCCCTGCTGTGCCCTAATTTCTAAATCACTATCAGTTCTAATAAATAATTTACTTGGATTATTTAACAAATCCTCACCAAAGAATGCTGTTTTACTGCCATCACTAGTTCCTACATGAACTTGGTTCCAAGTGCGGGTTGATTCTCCTAAAGTTTGACCAAAAGAATTATCATTTGGAGATAAATTAGTAGTAACAAATCCATTAACTGTTAGGTTTACTGTATCTACTGTATTACCACTACTAACATTACCTGCAACACTTAAATCACTCCCATTAAATGTTAAATTAGCTTCTCCATTTATTGTTTCACCACCTGTAGCAGTTAATACTCTATTATTTATATTACCTACGATAGCTAGAGCTGCACCCGGATCGCCTTTATCTCCCTTAGGTCCCAGGGCAGCAACCTGTATAGTAGTGGTTACAGGTTGTGTTACAGTAACTTCTGTATTACAGACTTCGCTAACAATTGTAAGTTGGTTATCGTTAGTCTGTATTTCAACAGTATTAGTTGGTGAATCTATTACGATCTGATTAGGTATAGCCATTATTGGGTTACTTGTCTATTTAATTGTACTTGTCCCTCTAATAATCTTGTTCTAATACTTCCCGAGGTTATTTCTAAATCGTAGTATGCGGTATCGGTAAATGTTAAGGCATCCGTAGCAGCCCCCCCTGCATATAT